CTTATTTTCTTTCGTTAAACGAGCGGCAACTCTTTTGGCCACTTCCTTAACAAGAGCATCTTCATTTTCATATAAACTGTTGCCGGGTGGCAATTCTTCTTCTTCTGGCTCTAGACCGCCAAGTTCCTCACCTCCTGGTGGCGGTTCTAAATCAGCCTCGGGCTCGGGCTCTAATTCATCGGGTTCTAATCCGACTTCTTCTTCCCCACCTTCAACACTTACTTCGACTCCGAGAACGTCTCGCATGACATCAGCAATACCTTGTGCTAATTCTGCAGCAACCTCTTCATCTACGGGTGGGCCCGCCTCTTCGGCGTCCAACTCGACTTCAGGCTCTAATTCGGGTTCAGGTTCTAATCCGGGTTCGGGTTCTAATCCGGGTTCTGGGGCTACCTCAACATCTAATTCTTCATCTTCTTGTTCGAAAACTGGATCACCATACATTTCATACAGTCTACTATCACCAACAGGAGCCATGCTGGCGAGTTTCATAAAGCGACGAACCTCAGATTCAGTCAATAGTTTCTTTTTACGAGCCATTATATAATCTCCTTTAGATCAACTCATCAGTAATTAGTAAAGATAATTGATAAATACCTCAAAAAAGTAAACTATTATTAGTACACCGTTTTTTCAGCTTTTCCAATGCTTGTGTTTCTATTTGTTTTACTCTCGCAAATGATATTCCTAAACGATCAGCGATTTCTCTTAAAGTCATTCGGCCATTTCTATATATAGATATCAAAGTGCAATTTTGTTCGTCTTTGTGTTCTATCCAAAGCCGACATTCTTTATGTGTACAGGGGATTTTTTTTTGCATGCATAATCGAGAGCATGCCAATAAACCATCTTCGTTTTTCATAATTCTGGAAACTCCTGTTCTAATACATCAAAAATATTTTCTACTTCGCCTTCTGACAAAGCAAAATCTTTTAGTTTTTGTTTGCCTTCTTCCGTAAGTTTTTTAGACTTTGCCTTTCTTACTTTTGATTTAAAAGCTATCTCGTTTGTATATTCAAGTACACGAGGATCGTCATTTATAAGTCCAGTAATAATATGTCGAAAAAAACTAGATTGTGTAATTCTCAGATACTTTAATTTTAATACAAGTTGTGCATGTCTGTGATCGTTCTCGGTGAAAACTATTCGCTTTGTTAAATTTCCATAATCAATATCAGTTGCCATTTTTACCATTTCCTATTCATAATGTGTGTGTTACTCTCGCTAAGTCCAGAAGAAGTTTGAACGGTAAACTTCGCAATTGCGTGTAATATATCCAAATTCTTAGCGCCGGAATAACTAAATCCAGATCTAATTCCTTGTTCTAGGTCTCTTAAAATAAATCGGACACCACCTCGATATGGAACACGCGCAGCTACACCTTCAAGAGAATTATAGCGCCCACGCCAGCCTACTTGTGCTTCTTTGCTCGCCATTCCTCGATAAGACTTCCATCGGGTACCATCAGATTCTTCAAAAATGTTACCTGGAGTTTCATCAGTTCCAGATAGCAACGATCCGCACAATACGGCGTCAGCACCAGCAGCTAGAGCCTTCACAACATCGCCAGAATTCTTAATACCGCCATCAGCAATAATTTTTACATCGCGGTCAGTCTGGGCACAATCTAAAATTGTCTGTAGCCCTGGTACTCCGTGACCCGTTTGGATCCTGGTGGAGCAGATGGACCCGCCACCTATATTACACCTCACAGAGTCGGCTCCCCAATCGGCCAAATCATTAATACCTTGTAAAGTCGCTATATTTCCAGCCATTATATGTATATTGTCGCCAAAGATTTCTTTTAATTTCGCTAGTGCTTTTTTCATTAAAATATGATGGCCATGTGCTATATCTATACAAATAAAAGAAGCGCCCGCATCATAAAGCGCTGTGGCTCTATCAAGAAAATCTCCAGATACACCTACGGCGGCCCCAATCATAAGATCCTCCCAGTTGCCATTATGCAAAGACTGAATGGTTTTAATTTCATGGACTTGTTCTTCAATTGTATTATAGCGATGAATAATCGCACTTCCCCCTGCCCGGTGCATTGCGATGCCCATAGAAGCTTCTGAAATCGTATCCATTGGAGAAGCTATGACCGGAAGAAAAAGTTTAATGCCGCGGCCTAAATCTGTTGATATGTCAATATCACTTCTAGACGCTATCTCGGAATATTGCGGAACCAACAAAACATCATCATATGATAAACAATTTCGAAGCATTTTATTGTTCCGCTTCTATAAACAATTTAATCTCTGGCGCGCTATACCACGTATCTTTATTTGGCTTATCGGGCTCGGTCATGACTTTAATTCTAGGTTTCGAATCTCCAACTTTCATAGCGCAAATTGTAGGAACGCCTCGAAAATTTAAAATATCCTGAATAGAGGGATAGTCGCCTATATTAAAGGCAAAAAATAATCGCTCACTTTCATCATTGGCGGCAATTTGCTCAAAATCTTTTTTAAGTTCATGGCAATACTTGCAATTATTGCTGTAAAATTTAACAATTACATTAGCCGGTTGTTTGACTTTTCCAGATAGAAGCTTTTGTAAAGCGCCCTTGCTTAATCTACTAACCAATGTTTTCTCCATATCTTATTTTTAATCACCTACATTCTCTTCCGAAGCATCTGCTTGATTATCGAACAGATCATGAGTTTGCGTAGGTGTTAGTTCTCTTCTGTTGGATTCCACAATCTCGATTGCTTTTTTAGTCTTACCAACACATTCGGAACAAAATAATCTTACCTTTTCTCCGTTAACAACGACACTCCATGAAAACGCCATTTCCTTATCTTTTCTATCAAACGGCTCTTGACATGCATTACATTCATTCGGTAAGCTTCCAAAAAGATGAACTTTATCGGCCATCAATTGTTCTGGATCGTTTTTTTGCCGTTTTTTCTCGGCTGTTCGTCGTTGCTTTCTATTCATCGGCTTAGGGCTTCCATTATGGGATAATCCGTCCGACCATTAGCAATCTTTCGAAATACTACAACTGCTGACGGGAACGGAGCACTATTTTCGCTATCACCAAACTTAAGGCGACCTTTTACAAAAAAGACCATTTCAGCTTTCATTACGTAATCATGCCAATATCTTGTATCTGTTCTCGCAGGAATCAACATTACAACTGTTGTATCGGGATTCTGAGCCTCTTCATAGCCCTTTTTAAGCCATTCGCCAATTCCTCTTCCATACGGCGGATTTGCAAATACTGTATGTCCTTCCCAATCTTTCAGCAGTCCATCATCGTCTTCAGTAAAAAAATATTTACATTTATTATTGAAGGGGGTGGCACAAGGATCTAGGGTAAAAGGTCCAAATCTCCAGTCCAATTTATCAAAAAAATCTTGTGGTGTTTCCCACTCACTTGTTCTACTTGCGAACATTATTACTTTTGTATTAGCGTCCATCTGTATTTTCCTCGGGCATATGTTGTGAGAATTCATTAAGGGCTTCATAATCTACAGCACCATAATCAGGGGGAGGTTTTCGACAAATTAAGGCTTTTAATTTTACATCTTTTTTCTGTAGACGATATGCGTAGGAACGAATACTAGCTAAAGAAAGTTCATTGCGCGCCCGATAGATGGGGTCGTTCGCTTCCATACCTTCATACCATCCATATTCGCCCTGGAGGCGATCCCGTACTTCATTAACGCTATTCGAAGTTTGCCATACCCTAATAAATAATTTGTATTTCTTCTCGAAATATTTTGCTTGGGCGCGAGTCATCCTGTACTCCCCAAAGCTCCATCACCACGACTACTAATCGTCATCGGATAGTTATATAATGCGTTCTCTGCTGTTTCGGATGCACGAAAATGTACCACTGGAATTAAAACTACTTGAGCAATCTTCATTCCAGCCGGAATAAATTGCGGTTCCTTACCAATGTTATGAAGGTTTACAAAAACCTCTCCATCGTATCCTGAATCAATCACGCATGCTCCTACAAGCAAATGCATTTTAGCTGCGTTACCAGAACGATTCTTTACTTCCAACATATAACCATGTGGAACACCAAACTTAAGTCCAGTGCTAAGAATTACAGATTGTCCGGGACTAATACTAGTACCTGCAGCCTGATCTTCTGGTGGGCAAAAGAAAACATCTAGCCCAGCATCCGAAGGATTTGCTCGCTCCGGAGTTCGTGCGTTGTAACGCACCTTTGAGTATTCTAAAATCATTTATTCATTCTCCCCACCATGTCCAATAAAGATTGGCGCGGGCGCCTCTTTTAACTTTTCCATTCTCCGCCGGCCGCCTAAAGCGGGTGACTTGCTCGTCGGACCTATATTTGTCAATACAATACAAGAAAAAATCCAATTGTCTGGGGAACGTTATAGAATCTGTTTTAAAACCATCTGGAAAAATTGAATTTTGTTTACATTCTTCAATAATCTTAGTGATTCCATCGGTACCCCCCTTTTTCGAAGAGGCATATTTCTCTTCATCTCTTAGTCGTTCTAAGGCTCTCTTCAACTTGGGATCATCACAGCCGTAAAGCTTAAGAGCCATTAAAAAAGCGGTTAAAGTGTGATTATTCCCAATTGTAATTCCATAACTGTCAAAGACTTTTAGTTCGTTTTGAAAATCGCTCACAATCTCGAACATATCATAAGATGAGCGTGTGTTAGTAGGATTGGAGGCGCGCTGATTCGATGCAAACTCCAGAGCTTTAACAATATGTCCTTTCGCAATTTTAGACGTTGGATTTTCAAACTTCAAATCAAGGGCCCGATAAACACCAGTAATTTTATCAGCGGTTTTTTCTACAGATTCATCACTATCATAAGTGAAGTACATAGTGCGGGCCTCTTCATCATTTTTAACGTTATGAATGGTAGCCGATACATGAGAGGGTACCCACCCTTCGTTGGCCGTCTGCCATTCTTCCCAAATATCTCTCCTTGTGTTTGCGTTTCCGATAACTCGGGTATCGTCTGGATATTCAAAAATATCTACTTCGATGTGCTGGGGAAGGTACCCTTTCAAAAGGATCTTTTTGATCTTTTTAATTCTAAAGCGGGTTTCTCGCTGACAAAATACTGGGCCCAAGGCCAGGAAAGTATCAATATCCATCAACTCTGTTTTTTGAGTACTCTTTATATCAATAATATTAGTATTTTTTTCGTTCTCCTTGTCAGGAAAAAGTTCCTCTACATTATCAGTTTTATTGTCCATCGGTTTCCTCTCCACCTGTCAATAGACGGTAATTTTCTACAACTTCATCAATGTTAAACTTACCCTTAAAAAGTCGGTAAGCTTTTACTGCGGCTCGAATCTCGTCGGTATTCAGCCACCCGTTTTCGCGAAATTCCTTTCGCAGATCGCGCTTCTGTTCCTTAAAAGGTTCCATCGCGTCTTCAATTGCATTAAGTGAACGAATATATTCCTTCACGTAACGCTTCTTCTCTTCATATGTATTGGCCATTGGGCTCTCCTTTCATATATAATATAACAAATTTTAGGGCGCCTGTCAAATAAATTCTGGCGAATCTGAAAAATAAAAGTTTTCAATTGAAGGTGGTAGATTTTCTGTTAGGAAATTTACCATTTCCTCTTCGTGTAAGAAATTTAAAGACGGGTTAATGATAGCCCAGCGCTTAACATCGCGTAAAATATCCATCTTGTTAAATATAAGTTTATTAACACCATTCATTTTAATCGATTGTTCTAGTTTCTTAAAATCAAGCCAGTTACATTGCCGAACTCGTCCTGTGGTGGCACCAAATTCATCACCAACCTCTTGAATCTTGTTAAATACTTCACTAGGCGGCTGAAACAGTTTCTTTCCAACATAAGTTTCGTAAATCTTGGCAACTCCCCAGATGTTCCGAAGTGAGCGAGGGTCTATGCCATTCAAAAATGCTGCAGCGGCGCCACAGTGACTTGAGGTAACATAAGGATAATCTCCCCAATCCGGATCAAGCCAAAAACCTTGCGCTCCTTCCATCAAAATCACTGGCTCTTCTTTCTGGCTATGTAATTCTTCATACATATCTACCAAAAAAGGTTTTAGAAATTTAATCTCAGAAGCTCTAACACCGCAACGAGCGTATTTGTCGCGATAGGCGGGCCCATTGCCAGATTTTGTTGTGCCAATAGTCTCATCTTTGCTATCTTCATTAACATGCTCAGCAGTAATAATGTGTGTATTGTGGGCAATCTTAAGTGTTCTAGCAATATTTATACCAGCTTCTGTAAGTTCATACATTTCTTTAAGAAGCTTGTTAACATTCAACACACACCCAGGGCCAATGATTGATTTCACATCAAAAAATACTCCGGCCGGTATGTGGTGAGTTACGAATTTCTGTCCTTTGTGATAGATCGTATGTCCGGCATTGCAGCCGCCATTAAATCTAATACAATGTGTGTACTCTCCGCTCTTTAAAAGATGATGGGTTACTTTTCCCTTTCCCTCATCTCCGTGTTGTAGTCCAATAACGATGTCAGTAATCAATTTTCACCTCTAGTAATTTACTCTATCTCGAATTTAACATTTGCAGTTATTCTCATTGTAGGAATATGGTCATGATTTGCTATCTTGTGGCGCTTTGCCTCTTTATAATCAAGATACCAATCAGCATGTCCCTTATCGTGGATTATATCCAAAAAATAATCTTCTT